TTTGTCGTCCATCTATACTTCTCCTTTCGCTCCTGACGCTTGCCCGCCAGCAGGGGGAGGTACAGAGGAAACGGCACCACCCCCAGAAGGCACGGGGATAACACCCTCGTCTTGGCGGGATTTACCTTTCTCTGCCATCTCTTTTATTTCCTCTAACATCTTTTCCTTCTTCTTGTTAAACTCCCTTTCTTCCCGTTCCTTCTTTAATGAGGGTATAAGTTTCTCAGGGTCTTTAAACATAAAGGTCTCCGCTATACGCTTAATAATTTCTCTAATATCTGCCACCATCTCCATAGTCGGTTGCCCGTCTGCCCCCGGTGGCCCAGGAACTTGTGCTTTTAAGGCTACTTCTAAAAACGCCATTAGGTTCTTTAACTCCATTGACTTCTGCATAAAACCTGATACGCCTGTTGGTATAAAGTCTGGATTGCCCTTCATTACAATATCTTTCATAGTGATATTAGTAAGGTTCATATCTTTAGCTTTATCTTTCCCTAATACTCTAACAGCATTAGCTTTCTTGAAGAACTGTATATTATGCTTATAGAATATCTCTAATACTTTTTTAAATGCAGGTTCAAGGTTATTTTTGGTCTCAGTCTTAATCGGTAATATTGCCTGTTCCTGCATCGCCATAAGCCCTGTGGCAGTGGAATGTATATCTGACTTATCGCCTGTCGGCATTATCTGCGGTGGTGTGCTTGTAAGTTCTTCAATAACCTTTTCCATCTTCCCTATAATCTGATACAATGGGTTAAGTGCTTGAGCCTGCCCTGTGAGGTTTAATGAGGTAATAGTGCCAGCCCTTTTAACCGGGAAGAATTTGCCCGGTCTTACCTTTATTGTTTTAGGATTACCGAGATAGTCTTCTACTACAAATTCATACATATTGTTAGATATCTGATTGACTATATTGGTCAACCTGTTATATAGGTTAGTAAGCATTGGAACGAGTGCCTGTAGATCCTCACCCGTGCCGATACCTTTATTCTCCCCTGTTAGCTTATCCTTCCATACCGGTACAAAGATATTACCGCACCAGTAGGGGTACTTAGCCGCCCTTATTACTTTCTCCCTATTGGCTATGGTTATAATAGCCCATATATAATCTTCTTCAAAGGGGTTAATATCTACTGTATCGTTTAATTTTCCCTCTATTAACCGCTGTGGGACTAAACCATGATACTCTAATAGCTCAACTGAATCTTTGGGGGCGGTTAAGGGGCTGCTTTGTTGAAAGTCAGGGTAGGAAGTATCTTTTAATTCCTTGATATTAGCGTAAATACCTTCTTTTTCTTTCTGCTGTAGGTAAGTAGCAGGTACATTATCTTTCTGGAATATCTTCCATGATGTGAGGTCTTTATTGAAAGGGTCAGATAGAAACTTTGTTACATCAACATTTTCGAGGTCCGGTCCGTCAAAGAGGACTATATCTTTATATTTATCCTCTCCAACCTTCTGCTTTTCTTCTACTAGTTTCCAAGGGACATATAGTACAGCATAGCCGTAAAGCTCATAATTGTGTAGCCAAGGTATAATCTTCTTCTCTACCTCTGCGTTATTGAGGTCATAAACCATTTTTAGCCGTAGGTTTTCTGAGTTCGCCTCATCATCTATTTCACCTGGCTCTAAATCAAAGCTCTCTGCACCACGAGATAACAGCATCTCTGCAAAATGGGCTACTTTATTGCGAACAACCTTCTTTAATATCGGTACATTGATATTAGCGTCAGTGGTCTTCTCCTCAACGGTAGAAGTGCCTGTATAATTGTTCTTTATCTTCCGGTAGTTCTCTTGTATAGTCATCCAATAGGTCTTAGCCGTTTCATACTTCTCTAATACAAAGGCCAGTAGAAGGTCTTCTATAGTATTGATAACCTTCTTCTCTTTTGCGTCCATCTTCTTTATTGCTTTTGTTGGCATTTAATCACCTCGTGCTATCTTGGTAGAAGGGTGAACTGGTCAACGATATATTACTATCGATGGGTTCACCTATAATAATATCTATCATATATTCTATCCCCCTGTATACTCGTTAGCTCTTGTTAAAGCCTCTGCGTCCTGCTCTTCCTCCCAGCTTGACCACTTGCCCGTTCCTTTATGTGTTTCTTCTGTGACCACTGTTGACATATAACGAAAAGCTGCCCCTGCATGAGTATGAATATTTCTTGCTTCCCAGTCGGTGTATTCCTGTGTTATATCGTTCCATTTCCTACCCCATTGCTCAAGATGTGCTATTAGAAATCTGCATTTCGTCTCATTAAAGTAGCATCTGCTTAATATTGCCCTGGCATTCTCAACTCCACTTTCAAAGGTAATCAAATCTATCTTTTCAAATTTAATTCCTACCTCTGCCGCTTTCTCTAACCGGGATAACGCTCTGTTTTCTTTGGAATTTAAACTCCCCATTTCTCTCGCCATAACGTCATGTGGCGCATAATGCTTGCCGTAAAAATATTCTTTATCTTTAAGTACCTGTGCATAATGTACGAAACTATATCCACTATTCTCGTAATAGTCTATAATATGAACTTCATTCCCTATAACCTGGTAGAAGATGATAGACATTAAGTCCGCTACACCTAAATCCCAAGCGGTGTAGACCGGTGTATTTTCGTCATAATGGCTAATATGATTAGCTATTCTGCCATCATTTCTACATATCTGTAACTGCTTGCCAAGATAAGTACCTTCTATTCCTTGGTTGAATGAGCAATAGTATTCCTGTTGTATAAAGTCCTCTGTCTTGCCATCATCTCTTTCTTTTTGTATATTTGCTTCAGTCACAAGTCTATTTCCATTGTGGTCATAAGTATCTTCTACTGTTGCAAGTATGGTATAGCAATTAGGGTTATTTTTAGCTAAATAATATCTTTCTTTGTAGTGGTTGTTTCCGTTAGGTGTTGAATTGTATACTCTCCAACCGCCCGTTTTCCTTATCATCGGGGATATAACTTCATCGCCCCTTGGGTCCTGATAAGAAAACTCCGAAAAGACTGCACCATTAGAAGGCTTACCCCGTAAAGATATATATTGCTTATCATTAGTTCCAAATAACTGTATTAGTGATGTCCCGCCTATTGAACCTACTGTAAGTTTCATATCGGCATTATCTTTGTGAAGGATCATCTCTTGCGGGATATAATAATCCATTATATCCCTGCCTTCTTCATCCTTACCTTCCCAGAAGCTGTCACGCCCTTGTTTTAGTGATGGCCAAATATATTGATATGTCCCGGGACGTTCAAAGGCTTCAGGAAGTAATATCTCTTTAAGTGAAAATAAATCTTTACCGCCTCGCCTGTGGATAGTCATCCATACTTCTTTACCTTGCTCAAAGGCTATTATTATAGGTATTTCCCAGTCATAAGGTTTGTAATTATGTTGGGAATTTATTTCAAGGTTCATTCTTTAGGTTTTTCCTCGCTATATCTTATCCTATTTAGCGTAATTTTCAGTGGCGAACCGTCTGCACCAGTAAGTTCATTAACAGTCTTAATAGGCACATATCGGTTTATATAATTCTCAAGTAGCCTATTATCCTTCATTAACTGATTAATATAATGCTTTAGTATACTGTCATCGTGGCCCTTGTCATATTCCATAGCCACTTTAGTTAGGTCAGTAAGAGTATAGCCTCGCTTTTTGATGCGGCCAATTTGGTTGCCTTTGGCAAATTTACATCCATTAGGAGTCTGAATGAAGTTATCCCGATTTTCCCCGATTTTGCTGGGTTCTGCCATTACCAATCACTCTCGCTATTCTCAATTTTTTCAATGGTTACTTTAAAAACTGGACTGTCTAAAGCTAATAACTCCATTACAGCCGCCAAATCCGAAGCAGGCACATCTAACTTTATCCTGCTGTTCTTATCCTGCCCGCCAATAGCTATGGCAAAAATGTTAGGTAGTGAAGCTGTAAATTGTATCTTTTCCATAATATAATATATACCACAAATATTTACAATAGTCAAACATTTATTTTCTTCATAACTCTTTCGGTAAAACCCTCTGGACATTGTATATGAAGATGCCTGGCCACCTCTTGCCTTTTGAGGTTTCTATTGTTTATATAATTAAACACCTCCACTTTGTCTTTAAGTGGTAAATCAATAAACCAACTTATTAAATTTCCATTTGGTACTCCCACTACTTCTCACCTCCCCTCTATAATAATCTCACATCTCGGATTATCTTTGTCTACCCCTGCTATTTTTGATCCGTCAAAAGATACTATATTTCTATCATTCTCGATTACCCTTGCCTTTTCTAATATATCCGCTATAGCCGCTAATAGATTATTTAAGTCAGGCATTGCTTTAGTAGGCATATAATACTGAACTTGTAAGTTTATCCCACAGGTTATTATTTCTCCTCGATAAAAGGCCATTAACTGCTTTAAACAATCCTTCTCATAAGCGAGGTATTGTTTACTCTGTATTAAAAACCTCTTACCTGTTTTAGTGGTTATCATTCGTTGGCTATTTTTTTTCGTTATCGGCCTGCCCTGTAGAATTATCTTAATACTATTCATCGCCTTCTGGATAATCGTGGCTCGCCTCCTTTGGGAAGTATTTTCGCTCTAAATCTTTCATATTGTAGATTCACAACACAACATTTCTATTGCAAAATTAGGTGTCATTAATCCGTCCCTCCCACTTTTATATTTTTTATCTCCTCTTCGTTAGGGTAGTAACTGCCCTGCTGTTGCAACTTCTTTATCTTCGCCTTTAGCCTTACAACCTCGTCAGTCAATGTCTTAAATGCTTCAATGGTAATCTGCATAAAA